CTCAAGTGTTCATGGATCTGGGGGACATTGAGGGCAATGAACTACCAACGCCCCTCATGCTCAATCCGTTCAAGATCAAGCTTGGCAGCCTGCGCGGCTTCAAGCTCGTGGAGCCCATCACCACCTATCCTGCTGACTACAATGCCAGCAATCCGCTTGCGCAGAACTACTACCGCCCGAATGCGTGGTGGGTCTACGGGCAGAAGGTCCATGCCACGCGCCTGCTCCCCTTCGTTTCGCGCCCGCTGCCTGATCTGCTCAAGCCCAGCTACAACTTCAGCGGTATGAGCATGAGCCAGCTCGCAGAGCCTTACGTGAACTACTGGCTCAACACGCGGGACAGCGTGGGGAAGCTGCTCAAGAACTTCAGCACCAACGTGGTCAAGATGGATCTATCGTCCATGCTGCAAGAGGGCGACGGTGGCGATGTGATGAAGCGCCTCCAGGTTTACACTGCGATGCGTGACAACCAAGGCATCTTCGCACTCAACAAAGATACTGAAGACTTCATGCAAGTGAACACGCCGCTCAGCGGTTTGGACAAGCTCCAAGCGCAAGCGCAAGAGCACATGGCAGCGGTTGCTAAGACGCCCCTGCCCATCCTGCTCGGCATCACGCCCTCAGGTCTCAATAGCACCAGCGATAGCGAGATTCAAATCTTCCGTGACTACGTGGCGGACCAGCAAGCGCTGCTCTTCAGGGCGAACCTGGAGACTGTGCTCAAGGTGATCCAGCTCTCCGAGTTCGGTTTCGTGGACGATGATATTGTCTTCGACTTCGTTTCGCTCAAGGATATGGACGAGGCGCAGCTCGCCACCATTCGCAAGGATGATGGCGTGACAGGTGCTCAGCTCATCGATCGTGGCGTGATCAGCGCTGCTGAGGAGCGCCAGCGTTTGGCAGATGACCCGAACTCTGGGTATGACAGCCTTGTGGCAAGCGGCGCCCCCATCATCACAGGCGAGGAAGACTCCCTGCTTGGTGCTGGCGAGATGGACCTGGAACCCGGAGCGATTGTACCCGAGGTCTTGGGAGCCAAGCAGGCCGATGTGCAAGCCTCTGCCATGAACGGTGCCCAGATCACGAGCCTGCTGGAAGTCATCGACAAGGTTGTGCTCGGCGGTATGCCCAAGGAGTCTGCACGCTTCGTGCTTCAGGCCGCGTTCCCAGCCGTGAGCCCCGAGCTGATCAACTCCATGCTGGCCCCGATCCCAGATATGCCCGTGGCTACTCCCCAGCTTGCCCAGGCTGCGCCGAATGCACCAGCCACACCTATCACACCCTCCAGCCCCTCTCCGACGATCTGAGGCCAGCCTTGAAGCTCCGCGCCCCCCAGCCCATCCTCCTTCGTGCCGTGCGTTCTAGTGCGGCCGTCGAGGCGTGGTATCGGAAGGAACTCACCCGGCTTGTGGATGAAATGCATAAGAGCGTGCTGCACTGGGTGCGCAAAGTCTACCCACCCCCAGGGGCAGATATTGCCATGGACGCCCCCGCTATCGGGGCACTCAATAGCACCATGAAGAATCTGGGCCGACGGTGGGATAAGCAATTCACCCAGCTCTCCCACGAGACTTCCAAGAAGTTCGCCAAGCTCGAATACGAATACAACGAGAAGGCCTTCAAGCAGTCGCTGAAAGACTCAGGCTTCGCCATCAAGCACGAGCTGGCCGCGCCCATGCGGGAGGCTCTGCCCGCGATGGTTGAAGAGAACGTGGCGCTCATCAAGAGCATCCCAGAGAAATACTTCGGAGAGATCGAGAACAAGGTGATGGAGTCCGTGGAGCGGGGGCGTGATATGGCGGAACTTACCGAGCAGCTCCAGGCCCGTTATGGGGTCACGCGGGGCAGGGCGGAACTCATCGCCAGGGATCAGAACAACAAGGCCACAGCACAGCTCCAGAAGGCCGGGCAGCTCTCCGTGGGCATCACCACTGCCATGTGGTCACACACCACGGCCAGTATCACGCCCAGAGAAGACCATGCTGACTTCGATGGGGAAGAATACGACGTGGAGCTGGGCCACGACTTCGGGGACGGCTTCGGTCCTGTGCTCCCAGGCGAGGCAATCAATTGTGGCTGCACGAGCCATCCCATCATTCCAGGTTTTAACGATGAGGAGGCATGATGGGCGCATCAGGGGGGTTCGTGCTTGAGGCCGAGATACTGCGGACTGAGGTGCGGCGACTGGCCTCAGTCGACCAAAAGTGTATAAACGGGGCGCTTGCGGAATTCCGCCACATACTTGATCTGTATGGGCATCACGGCACCACTGCCTTGGCCCTCCTTGGAGCTGAGATCATGGAGAAAGGTGGAATGCAATGAAGCTGCTTATTGACAAGTCCTCTGCGCGTACCACTGACGCTCAGGGCTTTCTTCATGTGGCCGGGTGCAATATCAGCAAGGCCGTGGTGAACCCCTACAGGGGCTCCGAGATTCCCGACTGGCAAGAGCGTGGGCTGGATGCGAACAAGGTTTACTTCCTCCTGCGGACCCCTGAGGAGCTGGAAAAAGCCGCACGCACTTTCAACAATCTACCGCTGCTGGATGTTCACATTGAAGTGAGTGATGTTGACTTCGAGGACCCCGAGATCAAGAAGCACATCGTCGGCAGCACGGGCACTGACGCCACCTGGACCGCGCCCCATCTTCAGAACAGTCTCGTGATCTGGACTGCGGGCGCCATCGCTGGCATCGACTCGAAGGAGCAGACGGAACTCTCTTGCGCCTACCGCTACGGGTTGGACATGACGCCGGGTGAATATGAGGGCAAGAAGTATGACGGCCGCATGTATGACATCGTGGGCAATCATGTTGCGCTCGTGGAGGAAGGCCGTGCGGGGCGTGACGTGGTCGTGGCTGATTCCGCCATGGCTCACGACTCCAAGCCCACCGATATCATTGCCGTGATCAATGGGGCAAAAGCTATCATTGAGAGCGCTCTGAAACCAGGCATTGAGGGCGAAGCAGCCAAGATCCTGGATGATTGCACGAGCGCCCTCGACAGCGCTGTGCATCATCTGCTCGACTTCGACGAAAAGCCTGTTACCGAAGACGCCACATCAAGCACACTGGAGGTGCCGCAGGAGGGACCAAGCGTAGAAGGTAAGAAGTCAAAGGTCGGGGCGACGGCTTCCGACAGTTCAAAAACCGCTGAAAAAAAGGAGGCCCTCATGGGCAAAGCAGCGCAGAAGTTGACCCCGCGAGGGCAGGTCGTTAAGGGCGCCCTCATCTCGTATCTGAAGCCGAAGCTGGCCGAGGATAAGGCCCTCGTGCCGAATGAGCTGGACAACATCCTGAAGAGGGTGAAGGCCAGTCGCTACACCTCGCAGATCCCCGGCATCATCGGCACCGTGAAGGAGCGCTTCGCTTCTCGCATGGCCAAGGATGAGGAGCTGGACATCAACGAGATGGAGGAGATGCTCGAAGAGCTGGAGGAAGAAGGCGAGGGCGAAGATGCCAAGCCCGTCGCGCCCAGTGACGATATCGCCGAAGACAGTGCGGGCGAGAAGCTGATGGCTCTGCTCGCGAAGTGCGAGATTCCCGAAGAGATGCTCACCCAGATGAATGACCTCATCACGGAGCTGAGTGGAAGTAAACCTGCGGTGGATGCGGCTCCCGAGTTCCCCGCCAAGAAGGAGGAGGCAGCGATGCCCGAAGTTCCCATCACCAAGCCCGCGATGGACGCGGCGCTCAAGGCTGAGCGCCAGAGCACCATCGCCGATATCGGCGCTCGCTATGAAGCGGCCGAGGCCGTGCTGCCCTTCGTGGGCAAGCTCAACGTGCTCGGTATGGACTCTGCGGCGTCCGTCTACAAGCTCGCGCTTGATGCCAAGGGCATCAGCACCGAGGGCGTGGACCCCTCCGCGTTCAAGGCCATGGTCGGCATGCTGACCAAGGACGCCCCTGCCAAGGTCGAGCCCGCCATCGCGGTGGACAAAGCCATGGTCGACGATTTCAACATCAAATTCCCTCACGTCGCTGGCGTGAAGAAGCTGTAGGAGGCTGCAATGGGTTTTCAGAGTCAGGTCAATCTCAATCCCGCGCCCGGAGTCGAAGGCGCACGGGCTTCCATGAACCCGGTGAGCACTGTGGTCGCTGGCCCCGGCGCTCTCGTCGCTGATACCGGTGGTGTGAATGTCGGCTCCTTCGCCTGGGTCGTGAGTGGCAAAGCCACCTACGGAACTTCCAACGGCGTCGTGCATTCCGTCGCGGCTCCCGATGGCTTCGTGAGCAACGAGCAGCAGGGTCTCATCACCGTGTGGCTCGATAATGCCAGCCTCAACGTCCCCGAAGGCCTGCCCGTCACGCTCTATGATCGTGGCGACTTCTGGGTGCGCAGCACCTTCAATGACGCCGCACTCGGCGCCAAGGTGTTCGCCAACCTGTTTGATGGCACCGTGAACACTGGCGCGACCGGTGCGTTCCTCGTTGATCCTAAGGGCGTCACTGGCACCATCACCGCCAGCTTCGCCACCAACGTGATGACTGTCACCGCCACGGGCGTTTACATCGCTCCCGGCATGAAGGCCACCGGCACGGGCGTCCCCGCGAATACCTACATCGAAGCGCAGCTCACCGGCTCCGCTGGCTCGACTGGCACCTACAGCCTGAGCACCTACCCCGGCACCGTTAGCTCTGCTGCCACCGTCGTGGTAACCACCGCTGGAATTGGTGGCGCATCGGCTTCGTCCTGCACTGCGGCTGAGGCCTCCACCACGCTCACCATTACCACGCTCACCAATGGCTCCGTCGCTGCTGGCATGCTCGTGAGTGGCACCGGCATCGCTGCTGGCACCCACATCGCGGCCCTGCTCACCAGCACTGGTGGCACTGGCACCGTCACGCTCTCCGCTGTCACCACGGCCACCATCACCACGGCTGCTGTGACGTTCTCCCCTTGGGTGGAAACGCCCTTCTACGTGAAGAGCGCGGGCAACGTGTACGACCTCATCAAAATCGGCGTTCGGAACTAGGAGACAACCATGCCGCGCAATCCTCACATCAGCATCCTCGCGGATCGTATGGGAATCGTCTTCCCCGATGCCGTTGATTTTTCGGACTCCCAGCTTGGGATGGACGCAGCCCAGCGCGTCAATCTCGGCATGGACGCCGCGCCCCCCAACGCTCTCCAGGCCCAGCTCGTCACTGTGGGTAATGCGGGCATCCCTGCGTACCTGGCGAACTACCTGGACCCTCAGCTCACCCGCGTGCTGGTCGCTCCCACCAAGGCCGCGCTGATCTTCGGCGAAGCCAAGAAGGGTGATTGGACCACCAAGACTGCCGTGTTCCCCATCATCGAGAGCACGGGCGACGTGTCCAGCTATGGCGACTACAACAACAACGGCCTCGCGGGCGCGAACGCGAACTATGAGGCCCGCCAGTCCTACACCTACCAAGCCTTCACGCGCTGGGGCGACATGGAGCTGGAGATGGCCGGTCTCGCGAAGATCGATTGGGCTGCCGAGCAGAACATGGCGTGCGCGATCAACTTCAAGAAGTTCCAGAACAAGAGCTACTTCTTCGGCATCAGCGGTCTGGACAATTTCGGCTGGCTGAATGATCCCAGCCTCAATGCCCCCATCGCCCCCGCCTCCAGCGTGTGGACTGGCAATACGGGCGTCGAGATATTCGCCGACATTCAAAGTCTCTTCGGTCAGTTGCAGAAGCAGCTCAATGGCAACGTTGAGCTGGACAGCCCCATGGTGCTCGCCATGTCGCCGCTGCGGGCCGTGATGCTGATCACCCCCATGTCGCTCGTCTACGGCACTGCCACCGTGGAAGACATGATCAAGAAGACCTTCCCGAACCTGCGCATCATGACCGCCGTGGAATACACCACCGACGCGGGCGAGCTGATCCAGATGAAGGTGGACAATGTGGACGGTCAGGAAGTCGGCTTCTGTGGCTTCACCGAGACTATGCGTGCCCACGCCATCGTGCGTGACACCAGCTCCACCTACCAGAAGAAGTCCGCTGGCACTTGGGGCGCTATCGTGAAGATTCCCGCCGCCATCGCGCAGATGCTTGGCGTCTGATTCAAGTGCGACACCATGCCAGCAACGCAGCACCATCGCCACTAAACGGCACTCAACATCGGAGAAATGAAATGGCAAACGAAACTGTGATCGTAGGTTGCAAGCTTCCTCACGGCCTGATCCTTCAGGTCGGTGACACGTCTGTTCGCGTGAACGGCAAGTCCAAGTATCTGCTTCCCAATCCTGACCGCAAAGAGATGAACACCGACATCGTGTATGCCGATGGTCTGACCACTGTGAGCAAGGAACTCTGGGATGCCTGGTACGCCGCGCACAAGACCT